ATGCGAAAGAGAAGGCTATCGCGGAACAGCGTGACGGCGAGTATGAAGTTATAGACGAATGGCTGGGCGATGAACTTGTAGATAAACTAGTCACGTTACTAGCTAAAAACAAAATGACGCGCGTTATTCGCGGAGGCGTGACCGAAACCCCAAAAGTATATTACAGCCTAGGCTATTCACAAGGCGACGGCGCAATGTTCGAGGGTGAAGTCTCGTGGCGTGGCTACACGGCCATTATCACCCACGCCGGCCGGTACTATCACTACAATAGTAGAGACATCGAACTCGTGACCGCCTTTGGCGACGAGGCGAGCAGTAAAGCATATGATCAGTTCGATGACATATACATCGCGATCTGTAAGGAGCTGGAGCGATATGGCTACAGCACTATAGAGTCCGCGATCAGTGATGAGAATATCATCGAGAATATTAAACTTGGAGCGTATGAATTTTACGCGGATGGAAGAATAGCATAATGGCACTACTTACAATCACCATAGACACATCGAACGCCGACTTTGACGACGTGCCAGAGTACGCCGTGGCGACAATTCTCGAAGACCTAGCCGAGGGTATCCGTACAGGGCGCGTTGACGACGACCGTCCAGTCAGAGATAGCAATGGCAACACCGTCGGAAAATTAACGATAGAAGATGAGGAGGAATAAAATGAAAGCAAGCACTATCGCATGGCACTTAGCACGAGACAACCGCATCAAATTAGCGAGATTTTGCGAGAAAAACAGCACGGACCAAGAGATCACCACAAAACCGTACCTGTTTGAAGACGGCAACAGTTACTTCAATATCACCTATTACTTTGACAACGAGGGCTGGATAGAGATTGAGCTACAAGCTGGCGACCACAAAAGCTACACCGTGGCCGACCACTTTCAAGTAGCCGACTATAGACTAGAAGGAGAAAAATAATGGCTGGCACGAAAGAACGACCATACCGGCCAAGCATCTGGCACTACCTCGGTCTGTGCATGAAGTCACTCAAAGGCTACAACTGTTACGGCCATAAGGGAGAGTGCGGGGAGTTAGAACAATGAAAGTACCTTACGGCCTTATCATTGTCGGCTGTGTCGGCGTTATCACTCTGGTAGTGTTTATATATTCGCTGATCCTGCCCTTCACACTACTGCCGGCCGCAACCGAGACACCAAAAGCGACACCGATACCGGTGATCGAAAAGCCGGCAACAGTTGTTATAGCACCCGAACCCGAACCCGCACCGAACCCGCACCGAATCCGCACTGAACCCGCACCGACACCGGCCGTCACAGTTCAGCCCGCGCCACCAGTCGCACCACCACGACCGGCCGTTTTCTCCGGTGGCATGGCCGGCGAATTGATCGCAAGCATCAACGCGGTACGAGCGAACGCCGGACTTGCTCCAGTGTACGAGGACGGACAACTTAACCAGTCGGCACTGATCGAGGCCAACACGCTTTGTTCAAGTAACGTCTGGGCGCACGGCGACTATGCTGGCATAATGCTATCAATCGGCTATAATTACCTGAGCGCTGGCGAAAACCTTGCCAAAAACTTCGTCACATCAGCCGGCGTCATCAATGGCTGGACGAATAGCCCGAGCCACTACGCAAACATGGTCGGCGATTACGTCGACGCGGGCATGGCGGTCATCACCTGTAATAACTATCAGGGACGGGACAGTACACTACTAATCGTAAGTCATTTTGGAAAGAGATAATCATGGTCATTCAAACTCGCATACACAACGGCATCAACATTAACACCCGCACACACCGCAACATCGTCCGGGGCGTCAACCTCGCTCAGTTCCGTGAAGGATTCTTTGTACAAGAGCCATACAGCAAATGGGGCGAGATGGTGCAACTCAAGGGTAACGAGCGCATCGTGATCGCGCGCTTCGGCCGAGTCGAGCCGCGCATCCACAAGATCGCTATCACAGATCTATCCACTGTCGACACCGGCCACTTCGTGAAGACAATCGACACAGAAGATGGCTCATTCGGCGACGATGACTACCAATCATACGATATTATTTATTACAAATTAGAACTGGAGACAAAATAATGACTAACTTAATTTTGAGAGCTGACGGACTGTTGAGCAAATGGGGCTTTCGTGACGGCGACGTGCTGTCTGAATACCTCTACGAAAATATGACCGAATACAATGAGTACACGGCTGTAGTTAAAGATCATCACGCGCTTGAGGAATTAGTTAAGCGTTATCTACTTCCAAAACTCAAAAAAAAGGTTGAGATACAATTTATTGAGACTATCCACAACCCCGTTCGTGCTGAGATGATTGACGGTATTTATTACACTAATCATTATGATTGGGACGACGAACACTTACTGGGAGATATTAGCGTCGAGATTACACCTGAACAGATCCAAGAAGTAATGCAAATGAAGAAAGAGGTTAAAAAATAATGCCACTAACATTCCTAGCCTGGGGCGTCGGCTCCGGCAAAACCAAAGAAGCACTCGATCGTGCGAACGCCGGCAAGGCCAAGGCACTGCTGATCTTCGCGCCAACTGTCTTAAAATCAATGAAACACTGGGAGCGTGAAGCCGCCAAATGGGGCGTGAAGATCCCGATGCAAGTTGAGACATACTACCGATTGCAACAGTACGGCCGAGCTGACCGTGAACACAAGCTACCAAACAAAGGTAAAGGCTACGCCATTATCATTGACGAGTGCCAAAAAGTAAAAAACTCACAGAGCCAACAGGGACTGGGCGCGTTCAAACTTGTCCGCGACAACCCAAAGGCTGATATCTACCTGCTATCCGGTACGCCGGCAAGCAACGGTTATCAAGACTTTACCAACTATGCGAAAATGACTGGATTCGTTAAGAATAAAACTGACTTCTGGAAAAAATACATCATTACCAGTAACTACCGAGGATTCCCGGAGATCGCAACCTACATCAACACAATCGAACTTGATGCGTGGTGGGCTCAAATGGCTGACATCAAACCACCCCAGATTTTCACCTCTGAACACGACATCACAGTCGACTTCCCGTCCGTTGCTAATGAAGTGCTGGCCAAAAAGACCCGCGTTGGCATCCTTAACGGTGAGAAGTATATGCTGGAGAACGCATCACAGCTGACGCACTACTGCCGCCAAGCGGCCTGCCTGACCACACTGCGCCAAGGCTGGCTGGAGCAATTCCTTGAGAGTACCGAGGACAACGTGGTCGTGTTCGTGGGTTACAAGACGGCAATGGCTGACGTTATCGCGGTTGCTAAGAAACTGAAGAAAGCAGTCTACCGAGTCGACGGCGAGGTAAAAAGCCTTCCGACCGATGCAGAGGCCGCTACACTGAAGAACGCGGTGATCGCGGTAAACTATCAGTCAGGTGGCGCCGGGCTCAACTTACAGTACGCAAACCACGCTGTATTCTATTCCCCAACCTACTCATACGCTGACTACATTCAAGCCCGCGGTCGCATATCACGTCGCGGCCAAGAAAAAGCGTGTACATTCTACCACTTGCAGGCAGACAAATCAATCGAGCGTGACATCTACGAGTGCCTGAAATCAAAAGAGGACTTTAGTATCAAGCTATGGAACGCCAAGTACGAACAGGATCCGGCAGCGGATAAGGAGGTGCTGTTATCGTGAAAGACTTTAAACTATACACTCACCCTATTGGTTACGGCATCGACCGGGGCTCACCAGATGGAGATGAGACGGCGCTGGCCATAAATGATAACGGCAATTTACACATCTTTACCGGGCAACAAGCAGAGGTTATTATAACTCTCATCGAAACCCGCGTTCACGCAGAGCAAAAACGCATAGCCAAGCTACTGGCATTCGAGCTAGGCTACCCCGAAAAAGACTTACAATATCTAATTAACAGGAGAGAACACCACAATGGTTAAGCGTCAAAAACAACCGATCAAAATAGCAATAACTCAGCTGTCGCGCCTGAAGCACATTACAGTGATGCGTCGAGACTCCCCAATCTGGACGTACAATAAATCAATCAACTCGCTCAATAACACCATTAAAGGGATGAAGAAAGACATCCGCAAAGCTCGCTTGCTCAAGATTCAAGCCTACATTGCCTACCGGCTGACAAAATAATCAGAATTTAAGCACAATTAAATTCCACAACATGCAAAAACAACAATTATAAAGTAGAATGAGGAAACGATGGCAGAGCAAGATCAAGCGGTTGAATTGTACCAGGGCGGGGCCAAACCAAAAAAGGGTGACCTGGTTAACTTCGTCCTCGACAAGGTGAACATAGCAAATTACTACGGTAGAACGTATGTTGAACAGGGCGATCTCTGGAAGCGACTCGGAGAAGAAGAATTTAAGTCAGTCTGCTACGCCGTGTTCGGCTCTGGCATTCCGTCAGCGCATATCCGTGACCTCGGTGACTACTTTCTCGGTAGTCACAACATCCTTCGCACCCCTTCAAAGCTCATTTACTTTAATGGCATGGTCTGGGATATGGACAAGTGCGATTTTGTGCTTGAGCCTATCAGTAAAACCTTCTTTCGCAGTCCTATTACGCCAAATATGAAGGTCGAGCTCGGTAAAAATGAGTTCGTTAGGGCACTGGCAGTCGGAGACATGGAGGTGTACGCTGATATATTCGCAACTTTGTCGGTCATGTTCAGTTCGCGTAAACCGGATATGGTCGGCTTCTTTTATGGAGACGGTAGTAATGGCAAGTCGGTCCTGATTGATGTCGTCAATAAGGTCATCGGCGATCACATTGCCAGCATCAACCTGGAGCGATTAACCGACCAACGCGACGCGCCACTCATTAACGGGTCGCTTGCGAACCTTTGTGGGGAGAACGCCGACAATATCGTCATCGAAGACAGCCAGGTGTTTAAGTCAATTGGCTCACACGAACGTTGGACTGTTCACAAGATGCACACCAATGACATTATCGAGATCGACACGAACCCACTGCACATCTTTTGTGTCAATAATATGCCAAACTTCAAAGACAAATCGTCGGCCATCATCCGCCGGGCCAGAGTCGTGCCGTTCAAAAACAAGTTCGACCAAGACCCGAACTTCCGCAGTAATCTGCTCAATGACGACCAGTTCCTGAGCGACTTCCTCGGTGAGATGCTCGTTTATGCTCAACAGGGCAAGCAAAACGGCTGGGTCAGCCCACTCAGTCAGTCGACAATGCAACAAATTGAGGAGTACGACATCCTCCGCAACTCGGCAAAGACATTTATTGACGAACATATTGAACTGGGGCTCGTTGGCTTTAAAGACTTCAGTGTCCTTAAAATGACATACGAAAACTGGTGCAAAGATAACAGTTTTACACAAATGGGCGTCAAAACGTTCCGCAGTTCAGTAATGAAACACAATTTTGTCCGTAAGACGACCTCTGATGGCAAAGCCAAGATATACATACTCGAAGATCACACAGTCGGTGACTCGCGCTATAAAATTGGCCTGTATTATGCCGATGCGCCGAGCCCGCAAGCAGCGACCATCGAAAAACAGCTGCAAAGCAGTGAGTTCCAAAGTGTAATGGATCTATTTAAATAAGGTACAATGAAAAATATGAGCGAAATACAGACCCCCTCACCAACCGCGATCCTTATGGATTATATCAATCTGTCAAAGCGCGAAACGCGCACAATGATTAAGAACGGCGGACTAAACACCATCACTAAAGGCGTCTTGTCTCTTATGGAGTCGGCCGGTGGCGGTGATATGAAAGCAGTCGACATTGTGATTAACCGTATCGACGGACTTTTGACTGAAAGTGTCAGCGTCAAACCTGTTATTGTGGAGGTAATCGATTATGGAACAAATTAACAATAACGAGTTAGCCGTCCGGGAGATGTCATATTATGACAAGGACACTGTCGCGGGTATCATTGCCAAAGTACGCTTAATGGCGAGTACACCGTCCGAAACACCAGAGGCAGTTATCGACAGTCAGGACACAACCTGGGCCGCGACCATTGCCGCGCAGCTCTACATTGCGATGTACAAGGGTGACGTTCGCGCCTGTAACTTGATCTTGGACCGTATCGATGGCAAGCAGGTCAGAGAGATAGAGATTAAAACTACTCCCATCGAGGTCCGGACTGTAAAGTTAGTCGACGCGACAAAGCTTCCTGACAGTAGTGATATCATTCAACTCTCATCAGATCTTACTCCCCGAGACTACCAGCTCCCTATCCTCGAAGCTTTTGATAACGGCATTAAACGATTTTGTATCGTGCAGACCCGTCGTTCCGGCAAGACTTGGTTGATTTGGCGGCTGATGATCCGTGAAGCAATTAAGAAAAAAGCAAACTACCTTTACGTCTTTAACTCTGAGAAACAGCTCAAAGAGTCAATTTGGGAGGCAATTGATAACAACGGCGTCAACTTCATTGACTATGTGCCGAAGGAACTGGTCGCAAGTATCGAACAGGGCGACTTCCGTATCACACTAAAAAACGGTAGCACTATCCGCCTCATGCTTGGATCAAACCCAGACAACCTTGTCGGTGGTAACCCTTATGGCATCGTTTTAGACGAATACGCGACGCTGAACCCGAACACGATTCAGCTCCTGACCCCTATTCTTTCGACTAACAAGGGGTGGCTCGTCGTAACTGGTACGCCACGAGGCGACAACCATTACAAGAAACTATACGACAGTGCGGTGAAGAACGAACACTGGTACACTCACTCGATTAGCGCCGCACAGACAGGCACGTTCACAAAAGAGGAGCTTCAGATTTTACGCCAAGAGAGTATCGACTTTTACGGCAACGAAGCGTACTTCCAGCAGGAGTATATGGTCAGCTGGATTAGCCCGAACTCCGGTAGCGTTTTTGGTGAACTAACCAATATGATGATTAACAAAGGCCATTTCAAGCGCTTCAAATACGACAAAGAATACCCAGTCTATACGGCGTGGGACATCGGTAACGCCGACCACACGGTGATTATCTTCTTCCAGATTGATAAGCTCCAAGACATTAAAGTCATCGATATGATCGAGGCCAGTCGCGTCAATGGTGGTGTCGAGTACTTCGTGCAAGAGGTGGCCAAGAAGCCATACGCTATCCAGCAGCACTTCCTACCGTTTGACTCTGAGTACCACAAGGGTGCGCGTAACGAAACCTACGTCGGAGAGCTTAAAAAGCTCGGCGTCCGTAACTTCAAGGTACTCAAGCGTGTCAATGAGACTGCCGACAAGCTCAACTTTCTCCGTACCGAGTTCAAGCGCCTCTATATCGACGCTCACCTTGACCGCTTAGTTGAGTGTTTGCGTGGCATGGAATATGAGTGGAACGCCGCCAAACAGACCTGGAGCACAAAACCAACCCACAAGGGAGGCTACAGTGATGTGGTGGATGCGCTTTGTTATATGGCGCAGGCAAGCCGTGAGATTGACGGCAGCGGCAAGCAGCCGTACACCGGCAACAAGCTTGGTCGCGCTCGAACGACGCCCGGCCTTTACGGCTTTGGCTCGCGAAGCCGTACCAACGGACAGGGGTATAACTTCTAATGGGCACTCGACTTGAAGACATACTCGCTAGGACGCGCGAATTTGATAAGCCACCGGTGAAGAAAAACGTTAAGCGACCGCTACAAGAAATGAATATCTATGACTTGACGCGCGAAGTTACGCCATTTGTGATGGACGCTCTCGACAGCGCCGACAATTACGATATATTTATTGGC